GAAAGGCTTTAAAACTTTATGATTGAAAAAATTATTACTTACACTTTACCAGATCAACTTCGTGAAAGAGCCTGCCCTGCGGGCGAACCTTGGACTGGAGATAGTCCAGAAGAAAATCATGGTCATACTGACTGCTGGCTCTTTCATCAAGCCGCAAGTGAAATTGAAATTTTGCAAAAACAACTTAATGCAAGTAGACAAATTTGTGAATCGTATCGTATCCGTCTTATTAATTTTGTAAATGGAGAAACTAGTGCAAACATTCCTTCCTAGCGATGATTTCGCTCTCTGTGCAATGACACTTGATCGTCAACGTCTTGGCAAACAAAGAGTGGAAACATTGCAGATTATGCAAACTATTGCTGGCATGAGTAGGGGTAAAGGTTGGATTAATCATCCCGCTACAAAAATGTGGATCGGACATGAAGAATATCTGATGTTGTATCAAATTGCAATTGTCTCAGAATGGACAATGCGAGGTTATAAAGATACTTGTCTTGATAAAACTTATGAAGCTTTCAAGACAATTGATGCTGAGTTCTCGTATCCAGAGTGGATGGGAAGTGACGCATTTCACGCTTCACACCGTAGCAATCTGCTGCGGAAGGATGTAGAGTTCTACTCGCAGTTCGGTTGGACAGAGCCGTATGATTTGGAATATATCTGGCCTGTTTGACAGTTAGCCCCTGTAATTCAATGGTAGAATAGTTGGCTTTTAACCAATCCATGAGGGTTCGATTCCCTCCGGGGGTACTCACTATAATAAGGAGAAATAATGCCCAATGTAAGAATTTCTAGAGAGAAACTTCCTGATCCTAATATGACAGATATGGAGATTTATCCTGATGGTGATAAGTCTCGTCCCCGTATTGGTATTCTGAAGTTTGAGAAGGTTGGATCAAAGTTTATCCTTGATCCCGGATTCCTTCCCTATCAGAATTTCTAGGTGATATAATTTAATTGTTGCGAACGTAGCGCATATAGTCCGAACGAAGCGCAAAGCCGTGTGAAGGCAGTGCTGCGGGGGAGAGAGAAATCTCTCCCCCGCAAACATCTAGCGGGTATATCCCAACTGGCAGAGGACGGCGGCTTAAAACCGCTTCAGTGTGGGTTCGAATCCCACTACCCGCACTTGGATAGTATGATAGCCATAAAGTATCTTATGGATAGTATTATGATCAAAAGGAGAAAGTATGAATACTGTGGATAGCATTATTGAAAAATGGGACGATGATATAGTTCGTACTCATTCAGCAGATTGTTGGCAGTGGCATCCTACTTGTGCTATTGCAATTCTTGCTGATGAGATTTATGATCTTCGTTCTCTTATTGAAGCATGGGCTGATGCAGATGATATTTATTCTGAGGGTTTGAGTGATAAACAGCATGACTCCCTTGAATCTGCTTATGATGCACTTCGTCAGGCGGTGGGGCGATGAGTGACATCGTGGAACGACTGTGAGCAAATATGAACCCCTGCATACGTTCAGGACAGTTTGATGCTGGACTCTGCGTTGAATGTGAAGCTGCCGATGAGATTGAGCGATTGCGCTCCCTCATTACCGAATGGGCCGATGCTGACGATGGTGATCTGCCATTCAATGAGAAGTATCATGAATGTACTTGCGATAAACGCTTCTGTGTGGCAGCACGATCACTCCGCAAAGCAGTTGGACGATAGGCCCATATCATGAATTATCTATGCACCATAATATGAACTGTGTAGAAATTTCCTGATAAACGGTAGCGTAGTTATCCGATAAATGGTAGTGTAGTGACGTATTTGTCACATAGTACTAAAATTTAATATAGTGACATATCTGTCACAAACTACCCCCAATGTGCCGGATGCACAAACGATGCTTCTAACATTGTTGAGCTAGGTTCAACTCCTAGATTGGGGACGCTTATAAAGATAATCAATGATATACTATTAGATGGCCGGAATTATTGTAGATATTGATGGAACATTACTTAGTGGCAATAATGGTATTGATAAAACTATTGCTTGGGTAAATGAAAAATCAAAAACATATAAAATCTATATTTCAACTGGAAGACCAGAATCTGATAGAGCTTCTACTACAAAAGCACTCAAAAATGCTGGAGTGAAGTTCAATAGACTTTATATGAATAGTTTAGGTCATGGACATCAGTATACTTTGGAGTCTAAAAGAAATCATGCTCAAAGTTTACTTAAATCAGATAATATTACTTTAGCAATTGACAATGATGCTGATGCTAGAGAAGTATACTCTAAACTTGGTATTGCTACAAAAAATCCATCAAGTCTTCCAAAAACTCTTAGTAAAATTGAGGGTTTTTGGGAAGGTCTTTTCTGATTTATGCTAGACTAGATATCTAGGAATAATAAAGAAAGATTTAAAATGAATGAAATTGGGTGGTTTAGTCCTCCGGGATTAGGCGATGGAATTGGTTATGGCTATGCAGCTATTAAAACAATAGAAGCACTTAAAAATAAACATATAAAAGTTTCTTTCGATAGTAGAGAAACAAAAACTCATATTTCTTTTATTCAGCCTGAATATTATAGAGGTGAGCCAGATCAGTATCGGATTGGATATACTCCTTGGGAGTCATCCGTTATTCCAGAATCTTGGCCTCACACTATGAATCAAATGAATGAAATTTGGACTACTTCACAGTATTGTGTTGATGTATTTAATTCTTTTAATGTAAATAAAACTGTTCGGCTAGTTCCTCATGGAATTGATCAAGAATTATGGAAAATTGAAAATAGATATCTTCAAGAAAAATTTGTCTTTTTTCATGTTGGAGGGCCAACTGAAAGAAAAGGTGGGCAAAGAGTAGTTGACGCATTTATAGATTTATTTGATGGTAATCCTAATGTTATTCTTGTACTTAAATCTAATGAAGTTACTGAATGTAGATTTTATGAAAATGGTGTAGATTTTAAAAGTGCTAAATTTCATCCTCAAATTTTATCTATTGATTATAAAGTATCTGTTGAAGATTTAGTTAAATTATATAATGCTGCTCATTGTCTTGTATATCCAACTAATGGAGAAGGATTTGGATTAATCCCATTTCAGGGCATAGCTACAGGTCTACCTACAATTGTAACTAATGCAACGGCTTGTGCAGATTTTGCTGAAATGTCTGTACCATTGGATTCGCATCCAGCACGGGGCGAAGGGGTTCATCTTGGTGACTGGGTTGATCCAGACCTTGATGATCTTCGTGATAAAATGAGATATGTTTACGAAAATTACGAGCAAGTGAAGGAAAAGACACTTCACTCTGCTACTATGATTCACAACACACAAACGTGGGATCATGTAGCAGATTTGATTGTAAATATTCTTGGGGAAAAAATTTCTCAAAGAGTTTAAAATAATATAATAATATAGGAGAAAAAGTGGGAAGTACAGACTTCTTGAGTTTCAAGTTGGCAGAAGATTTTATTATTTCTTATCAGGAGCGTAATGTTCCTTGGGGCTTCCCTATTGGTGGAGGCAACTCTCTTGGTGAGTTAACATTTCTTACAAAGTATTCTCGTCGCAAAAGCGATGGGACTAAAGAACGTTGGTTTGAGACTTGTCGAAGAGTTATTGAAGGAACTTTTACTATTCAGAAGGATTGGTGCAAGGAGAATCGTCTTCCTTGGAATGAGCGTAAGGCTCAGGCAACTGCCCAAGATGCATATGAGCGTTTGTTCGTTGGTAAGTGGACTCCTCCCGGTCGTGGCCTTTGGATGATGGGGACTGAGTTTGTTCATGCTAGCAAGAATTCTGCTGCCCTTCAGAACTGTTCTTTCCTTTCTACTGAAAGTATTTCTCCTCGTAGCGTACATGATGCAGTATGGCCTTTTGTTCGTTTAATGGAAATGTCAATGCTTGGTGTTGGCGTTGGTTTTGATACTAAGGGCGCAGGGAAGCTCGAGATTCATCAGCCCAATTCTGATATCAAGACATTTGTTGTCCCTGACTCGCGTGAGGGCTGGTTTGAATCAGTCTCTATTCTGCTTGAGTCTTATTTCTTTGCTAATAGGAATACTGTTGAGTTTGACTATTCTGAGATTCGTCCTTCCGGTGAACCTATTAGGGGATTTGGCGGTGTTGCTGCTGGTCCGGGTCCATTGATTGATCTTCATTCTTCTCTCAAAAAGCAATTTGATAATCGTGGTGGAGATAAGATTACTGCCACTGATATTGTCGATATTCAAAATAAGATTGGCAAGTGTGTTGTATCTGGTAATGTTCGTCGTTCTGCTGAGATTGCGCTTGGAGACGCAAATGATCAGGAATTTCTTAATCTAAAGAATTGGGAAATTAATCCCGAGCGTATGGGAGCGAATGGTTGGGGACATACTTCTAACAATTCTATTGTTGCAAATGTTGGTGATAATTTTGATCACATTGCAACTCTCATTGGTGACAATGGAGAGCCGGGGATTGTTTGGCTTGATCTTTGTCGTAAGTTTGGCCGTCTTGTTGATTCTGCCAATGATAAGGATTGGCGTGCTGCTGGAACTAATCCTTGTTCTGAGCAAACTCTTGAGTCCGGTGAGTGCTGCACTCTTGTGGAAAACTTTATTTCTCGTCATGATTCATTTGAGGATTTTAATAAGACTCTTAAGGTTTCATATCTTTATGCTAAGTCTGTAACTCTTCTTCCTACTCATTGGCCTGAGACTAATGCTATTATGCAACGTAATCGTCGTATTGGTTGCTCTGTATCTGGTCTTGCTCATTTTGCTGAGATGCATGGTTGGACTGAACTTCGCACTTGGCTTGATACTGGATATCATAATATTCAAGTTTTGGACACTAAATACTCAGAGTGGCTTGGATGTCGCTCTTCTATTAAAACAACGTCTGTGAAGCCTTCTGGAACCGTCTCGTTGCTCTTTGGAGTCACCCCCGGTGTTCACTGGCCTACAGCAGATGTATATATTCGTCGTATGCGCTTTGCCACTAATGATCCTTTGCTTGATGCTCTTGCAAAGGCGGGATATAAGGCAGAACCTGATGTTATGGACCCAACTCATAGCGTTGTTGTTGAACTTCCTACGGTTGGTCCTGAGGTTCGTACTGAACGTGAGGTTTCGATGTGGGAGAAAACATCTCTTGCTATTCTTGCTCAGCGTTATTGGGCAGATAATCAGGTATCAGTTACAGTGACATTCACTGATGATGAGAAGAGTCAGATTGGCGCTTTGCTTCGTTCGATTGATGGTCAGTTGAAGTCTGTTTCTATGCTTCCTATTCTTGAGGTTGGTGGAGCTTATGCTCAGATGCCTTATGAGAGGATTGACCTTGATACTTGGAATGGGTCAGTTAAAAAGATCAAGAGTATCAATTGGAATAGTCTATATGCTGGTAATTCTTTTGATGCAGAAGGTGAGAAGTACTGCAGCAACGATACTTGCGAAATTTAACAAAAAAGTATCTTTTAATGGCAGAACTATACCAAAAATGGTATAGTTCTGCCATTTTTGCTTTGTTTTCTTGCTTGATAACACAATATCTGTGATAATATTATTGATATGGGAAAAATGCTTAAAAATGTACAAGTAGTTGTTGAAGATCTTCGTGGTGTTTGCCTTTGGGAAATGCCAGATGGTGCTTGCCTTGGCGATGATGAAGGAAGAATGCTTTCTATGGAAGGCAATATCAATGATTTTATTATTGAAAAAAAAATGAGAGATGCTGCAAAATATTATATTGGCGTAGAGGCTCTTGATGGTCATCCTCGTTGGATGCCAGGAAGTCGTAAAATTACTGATAATGAATCTGATGATCATATGGAAAGAATGCTGGATGGCGATATTCCAGATCCTGTTGATGCATTTAAACAGTTAAATAGAAAAGGTTTAGTATGAGAAGAATCGCAGCCTCAATGATAGAAGACAATAAAGAAATTATTGAGATTGATGATATTACTAGTACCTATACTAATGCTATTGATTTAATTAAAGTTGAAGATAAAGATATTTTTAAACTTCCTATTGATTTAGAAAAACAAACAAAAAAAGTAAAAACTACATATCAAAAATTAAATAAAAGATATCAAACTAGTGCTGATGGCACTGAGTCTAAATTTGTTGATCCAGAAATGGTCAATGGATATGGGATGTTTGATCTCGTCCAGCCTCCTTATAATCTTGAAATTTTGGCTTCTTTATTTGAGGAAAATTCAGTTCATCATGCCAGCATTCTAGCTCGAACTATGAATACTGTTGCTCTTGGTTATCGATGGGAAGATACAACAAAGACAAAAAAAAGAATAGAAAAAGCTTCTTCTAAAGAAGGCGATGGGTTGACAAGACTTCGTG